CCCCCCCCCCCCCCCCCCCCCCCCCCCCCCCCCCCCGCCGCCGGCCCCGCCCCCCCCCCCCCCCCCCGGGTTTCAGGGCATCTACCCACTCCATCCACCCCTAGCAATCTACCCAGGACCCATGAGCACTACTGAGAAGCACAACGCGGCCGTCGTCGAGGCCGCGCTAGACGCCTACCGCAGGGGGCTTACTCCTCTGCCCATCCCCCGCCACTCCAAAGGCCCGAGTATGGCCGGCTGGAACAGGCTACGTTGGCCGGACCCGACGACCGACACCGGAGAGGGCGAGGACGCCGTCCGCGCCGCCTTCGAGGAGTACACCTCCGGCGGCTCGACCAACCTCGGCGTTCTCCTCGGCGAGGCGTCCGGCGACCTCATCGACGTCGACCTCGACCACCCCGCCGCCATGAGGCTGAAGACGTACCTGCTGCCCCACACGGCAGCGATCCACGGGCGCGAGACATCGCGCAAGTCCCACTACTGGTACCGCGCCAAGCCGGGCACCCTGCCGGCGACGCGGCGTCTGCGCATCCCTGACGCCTCGGGCCGCGGCTCCGGCGTGTCGGTAGAGATTCGCGGGAATGGTGCGCAGACCCTCGTGCCGCCGTCGATCCACCCGGCCACGGCTGAGACCTGCGAGTGGGAGGGCGAGCCGTGGGGAGGGGACGAGGGCCCGGCCCTCGTGGACGGCACTGAGCTGCTCGCCCAGGTCATCCTCCTCGGCCTGTGTGCCGTCCTGCTGGATGCCTGGCCCGGGCCAGGCCAGCGTCACGACGCCTATGTCGCCCTCGCCGGCGGCCTCCTCCGTTATGGGGACTCACAGACCGTGCACCCGTTCTGGGAGCGCAACGCCGGCCTCGTCATCCGCACCCTCGCCCAGGCCACCCACGACGAGGACGGCGCCGAGCAGCGCGAGCGCGAGGCGATCTACACCACCAAGCGCCGTCTTCGTGAGGGTGGGGAGGCCGTAGGATTCACCCGCCTGTCCGAGTACATCGGGGAGGAGAGCGTGCAGATCGTCGAGCGCCTCGTGCGCGACGCGGAGGCCGTGGCCGGCTTCGTGCCGGACGTGGCCGGCGACGTGCCGGGCTGGCAGCCGCCATGGGCGCGTCAGTGGGACGGACTGAAGATCGAGCTGGACTCCTCAGCTCCGGCGCCGGAGTTCGTCGAGGGCGGCGATGATGCGGAGCCCCGATCCCTCGGAGCCATTCGACCGGACACCGGCCAGCCGGTGGCAGGCGACGAACTGACTATGGCGGCGGCCGCGGAGGACGAGGACATCGACCAGATCGATCCCCTCGGGCCCGACAGCGAGAACCGCGACCCATTGGACGCCCGCCCCTCGTCCTGGAGCCCCGTCGACCTGGAGCCCTACCTGACCGGTAAGCTCACTGTTCCGGACCCGGAGGTCTGCCGCCGCAACGACGGCGCCTGCCTCATGTACCGGGGCCGCGTGAACATGCTCTTCGGCTCCTCGGAGTCGGCCAAGTCATGGATCGCGATGGCGATCTGCCTCCAGGAGATCGAGGCTGGCGGCCGCGCCCTGTACCTCGACTTCGAGGACGAGCCGGTCCAGACGCTCAACCGCCTCCGCCTGCTCGGTGCCGTGGACGACGACCTTCGCGCTCAGTTCTCCTACATCCGCCCTGAGGGCCCCTTGGCGGACATGCAGCGCAACAAGTGGGGCAAGGACCAGCCGACCAAGTCCGGCGAGTTCGCCCAGGATCAGTTCGACATGGCGCTCCAGTCCCTCGATCCGGACATCATCGTGGCCGACGGTATGACCGCCCTCTACGGCCTGCACGGCCTGGATGCGAACGACGCCGTCTCGACGGACGTCATCACGTCGTGGCTGAAGCGTCTCACGCGCAACGGCCGCTCGACGGTCATCATCATCGACCACCAGGCCAAGAGCGCTGAGAAGGGCTCCATGCCCATCGGCTCTCAGCACAAGGTCGCCATGGTGCAGGGCACCCTGCTCCAGGTGTGGCCGATCAAGCAGCCCATGCCTGGCGACGTCGGCGAGATGGAGCTGGTCGTGCTGAAGGACCGGCCTGGCCAGGTCCGCGCCCACTCCCAGAAGACGGGAGGCCGCGGCAAGGCCCAGGTGGCCGGCGTGGTCACGCTCGACAGCCGTACAGAGGGCCGCTCGTCCCTCATCATCACGCCTCCTCGGAGTACCCCTTCGGGAGGCGGCGGGACCCTGAACGCCGACGGCGAGGACGTGAACGACGTCGAGCGCCGAGTGGAGCTGGACTTCACGGACATGAACAAGGCCATGGAGAAGATCGCTCAGCGTCAGAACGACGAGGACACGGTCATCGGAGCCTTCGGCGGCGAGATCGGTGTGAGGCTGAGCTCCCGCGATCTGTATGACCTGGTGGACTCCGACATCCCGAGAAGCCGCGCCAGGAGCGCTCTGGACCGGCTGGCCTCGCGAGGCTGGATCATGGTAGAGGGCGGACGCGGAGGCTCTCAGTACACACTGATCGCCGTCGGCGAGGACGGCCCCGAGGAGCGGGACCTGGACGACAAGGAGGACTCCGGTGCGTGACTTTGACAGTCTGCCCCTGCTGACGCCCGAGGAGGCGTTCGAGAGGGCTCGGGAGATGGGATGGAACCGCCCCCTGTTCGACCACGGCTACCGCGTGCGGGGCCTGGAGGCGTGGAAGGCAATCGAGACCCTGCTCAGGCAGTACGACGTCGAGGACCTGGTCATCGCATCCTTCGGCCTGAAGGGGATTGAGGAAATCTTCGACGCGTGCGCCATGCTGCATGAGCGCAGCTGGAGACTGTGGCAGACGACTGCAAAGGTCTATGTCGGAGGCGAGCTCAGAACCGTGCAGGCTATCCGAGCACGTTACCGCGACGTCTAGCCCGCCAATGCCTGCAATCTCAACGGAATCTACCCCAGTGACTTAAGTCACTGTGGTAGACCTTTACAGGGTATTGCATCCTGTCATACATGCTGCGTAGGCTTTAGCCATCAAAAGAACGACCGCGAAAGCTGGAAGGAGAACTGAAATGCCTCGCGGAAACACCAAGAAGGAGCAGCGCAAGCGCTGGGCGCAGTGGGAGGCGTACCGAAACGAGATGTACGTGACCGACGAGAAGGCCCTCGCCCGCGCCTACCGCGAGTACAGCCTGACTGGCGTACTGGAGGACCCGTGGACCGGGGACCGGTACTGCCCGTCCTGCGAGAAGCCCGAGCAGTACTGCGACTGCGGCTCCGTCGCCTGATCCAGACCCGTAACCTAGACCTATCAATCCGCACCGCCCATAAGGAAAATCCATGAGTACAGAGTACGGTCCCTACGATGTGACCGCCCCCAACGCCGTCTACGCCAACCGAGCACTGAACCACGCCTACTGGGCGCTGGGCGTGACGGTCGCCTTCATGCTGCTGAGGTCCGTAGGCCCGGCGGAAGCCCTCCTTGAGGCCCTGTGGGCCGTGTGGATGCTCTTCGAGTTCTCGCAGATCATCCGCTACGGGATCAAGTCGATCAAGGCAGGCATCCGGGACGGACGCTCCCTGACCCTCTCGATCCGCGAGGGCGCCTTCGTCTCCATCCCGGAGGGGGCGGTCCTGTGAGGACTCTTCTGAGAGCTATCGCATCCATCATCAAGACCTATAGGAAGAGGGAGAAGTGAGCCGCAACGGAATCGTGAGCTCCGAGGAGATCATGCGTCGCGTGAGGGGGTTCCCCGGAGGGGACGTCAAGGACATCGACATCCTCGCCGTCAAGGGGAAGAAGCCCATCTCCTACGTCCCCGGACGTCGGGCCGGGCACAGCCTGACCCGAGCAGAGCTTGTGGGGGAGTACGTCCGCTACCTGACCGACATCTACGACCGGCGAAAGATCATGCGGGGACTTCCCGATGACCTGCGCCAGGCGCGAATCCTCGACGAGGCCGAGAAGGCCGCGGCCCTGCACCTAGGGGAGACCCGATGAGCACCCACTACGGATACGAGACCGACGACGATCTGACCGAGGCTCTAGGCAAGTGCGTCGTCTTGAAGCGCTTGGAGGACGTCATGCCGGATGAGGACTACGTCCTGCACGCATCCTACTGGTGGAAGGTAGTACGCGCGGACTGGGGGACGGCCGTCCTGTACCCGGAGATCGCCGGGCCGGGCTCTGCGGAGAATCCTGAGACCGCAGTGCTTGTACGTGACGATGGGGACCTCGTGGTAACGGCTCCAACCCCTCCTGGCTTGCAGTTCAGGGACGGGGCGCTGCTTGACGTTCCTTGGCCGCATTGCAGCCTCATCTACGTCAAGAACGCCCGTAGGCGGGGGGTCGGGGTCGACCCCGGAGAGGAGGTCTTTGGCATCTTCGCCCTTAGGCACGACTCTTACGGGGAGCCCTACTACGCCCCCGTCGATCCGGAGATGCAGCCGGGCGTTGCGTCCGACTGGCTGCTCTTCCCAGGAAGAGACCTGATCCTCGCCTGGGAGCCGGTGGACGTGGCCGACCTGCTGGAAAGGATGCAGAGAGACCATGGCTAAGTTCGAGTTCGGGGGCCCGCCCCGCTTCGCCCACCAGAAGCGTGGCCTGGCCAAGCTCATCGCCTGCAACGGCGTCGGCGCCCTCCTCATGGAGCCTGGCACCGGTAAGACCGCGGTAACGCTGGACTACTGCTCCCTGCTGGCACTGTCCTCGCCCCGCCGCGAGGCCCGGGTCCTTGTGATCGGCCCCCTCGCCGCCGTCGACCAGTGGGCTCTTCAGGCCCCGAAGTGGGTCAGCCCGCAGGTCAACGTCTGGGCCGAGGCCCTGGGTGGCTCGGTCATGCAGCGCGTCGAGGCCCTGCGCTCCCGTGGAGGGAAGCTTGTAGCCAAGCCGACCGGCGGCAAGGGCCGCGGTGCCGGAGACGACGTCCGAGCCCTGCACGCGAACCGCTCCTGGGCGCTCGCCGCCCGACGAGACGGCGCCGACCTGGATCGGAAGATAGCGGCCAAGGCCGGCCCCGACGTCCTCGGGGACTCCAAGCCGCGCCTCGTGATCGAGGCAATCAACCTGGACACGCTCTCGCAGCGCAGGCAGGTCGGGTCCAAGACGATGGCCGACGTCGTTCTCAGCGCCGTCACCGACTTCGACCCGGACCTAGTCGTGATCGATGAGATGCACAAGATCAAGTCGGTCTCGTCCAACGCGTCTCGGCTGGCGGGACGGATCGGCTCGCGGGTTGAGCGCCGGATCGGCCTGACCGGGACGGTCATCCCGCACTCACCGCTCGACGTCTACGGGCAGTGGCGGTTCCTCGACCCCGAGGCCTTCGGGCGGGTGCAGCCCAACGGTGAGCGCCGCGTGGCGACGTTCAAGCACTTCAAGGAGGACTACGCCGAGATGGGCGGGTACATGGGGCACGAGGTCGTCGGCTTCAAGAACCTCGACCGCCTTGAGGAGATCATGGGCGAGCGCTCATCGGTCGCCATCAAGGAGGAGTGCCTGGACCTGCCGGACGCCGTCGATACTGTTCTCCCCGTCGCGCTGAGCCCGAAGGAGCTCAAGGCCTACGAGGACATGCGCACGAAGCTCCAGGTCGAGTTCCGTGAGGAGGACGACATGCACGAGGACGCCGGCAGGGGTGGAGGGGACGCGGCTACGGCGGCCAGCCGGCTGGTCCGCATGACCCGCCTCCGTCAGATCACGGCCGGCCACCTGCCGGACGATGAGGGGAAGGTTCGAGAGATCGGCCGGTCCAAGGCGAAGACCATCGCCTCCCTCATTCACGACACGCTGGAGGACGAGAAGCGCGTCGTCGTGTTCGGCACCTTCACCAGAGAGCTGGCCGCGCTGGAGGAGGAGATCTCCGACAAGCGGACCACTGTCCTGCGGATCGACGGCTCCACCAAGCCTGAGGACCGGCTGAAGATGCGGCAGCGCTTCGGGTCCGACGACCCGGCCCGGCTCGTCATCGTCGCCCAGATCAAGACACTGTCGGTCGCCGTGAACGAGCTTGTCACGGCCCGCAACGCCATCTTTGCCTCCCTTCCGTGGCAGCGCGACGACATCGTGCAGGCCCGCGACCGCCTCAACCGCCTCGGTCAGAAGAGCGCTACCACGTTCTGGTACGCGCTTGCGCCGAACACTGTGGACGACCTAGTGTTCCAGGCCTACCAGGACCGCACGGACCTAGAGAAGGCCCTTATGAGTCATATCTACGCTGATAGGAAGTAGCAATCATGAGCCCCACCCAGCGTTCTGAGGAGGACGTCATCACGGCCGAGAAGGCCACCTACTCCTCGCTCACCCTCCACCGCCGCTGCCCTCAGGCGTGGAAGTACCGCTACATCGACGGCCTGCGCCGAGATCGGTCGGAGGTCACGCCGGCTCTCGACTTCGGATCGTGGTTCCACGCCGTACGCGCCCTGGACCGGATCACGAAGGGCGTCGCCGAGGGGACCCTTAAGGCCCATCCCGAGGAGATTCAGACCACCGACACCGGCCCGACCTTTCCGTGGGACGCCTCCCCGTCGGACGTCATGGCGGCCGCCGTCGAGTACTGGGGCCGACTTGGGGAGGACGCTCGTGAGGTCTGGCTCGACTGGCTCGGTCAGCCCCTCCCGCAGCGCCTCTCCCACGTCTACGCCGAGTGGCGTGAGCGCTGGGCTGAGGAGTCGGAGAATGAGTCCGTCCTCGCCGTCGAGCAGCGCTGGGAGCGCGAGGTGCCCGGCACCGGGGTCACGCTCTGGGGCTACGCCGATGAGGTCTACCAGGACCGCAAGCGAGGCATCGTCGTGGTGCGGGACTGCAAGACGTCCGGAACCCTCGGTCAGGTCACGAGCCTGGACGAGATGATGGACAGCCAGGTCCAGCTATACGCATGGGGTCTGGCACCGGACTGCACGGAGTGGGGAGTGCCGTCGCCCCGCGCCGTCGCCTTCGACAGAGTGCGGTCCAAGGCGCCGAAGACTCCCAAGATCACGAAGGCCGGCAAGCTATCCGCATCGGTCAAGGACTATGACCTTCGGACCTACCTGGAGTGGTGCGCCGACGGCGTCCCCTTCGAGGGGATGAAGAAGGACGGTAGCGCGGCCGGCACCTACACGGCCGAGGAGTCGGAGATCGAGCGCCTGACCTCGCCGCAGGTCGTCTCTCAGTGGTTCTCTCGCCACCTGACTCCGGTCAGTCCGTATCTGGTCCGCTCTCACCTTCAGGCCGCGGCCGACACCTGCTCAGACATCTCCCGGACGCGCATCCGTGCCGACAGGCGCGGCGAGGCGCCTCGCAACTTCGGGAAGGCGGCCTGCCAGTTCTGCGAGTTCGCTGACCTCTGCCGTGCGCAGATGGTCGGCGGGCCGGGCGGGGAGTACTCGCCGGAGGAGTACGGCCTGCGCTACCGTGACCCGTCTCACAGCGGAAGATAGACCAACGGGCTTGCAATGACCGCCGGCATACACCTACAGTTAAGCCATCGCCACCACAGCGAAAGGAAATTCAATGACAAGCTTCGCAGGCGTCAACATTGTTGACGTTGAGGAGGAGGCGGCCGATTACGGCCGGTGGCTGATCCTCGGAGCACCCGGCTCTGGCAAGAGTTCTCTCGCCTCCACGGTCGCCACGATGGGCAAGACACTGTTCATCGATCTTCCGGGCGAGAAGGGGACCCAGTCCTTCAAGAACGCCCCCTACGCCAAGAACATCGACGTGGTTCGCCCGGAGAGCGTCACAGCCCTGGACGACATCTTCTGGAGCCTGGACAAGGGAGGGCATGGATACAAGGCCATCGTCATCGACAGCCTCACCGCCCTCCAGAAGATGACTATGCGCTACCTCACCGGCTTCTCGGAGACCGCAGTGCGCGAGATCAAGCAGGGCACCGCCCCCGCCGATCAGCGCACCTGGGGCCAGGCCCTCGACATCATGACCGACACGGCCGTGTTCTGGTACGGCCTGGCCGACGGCAACCGCAAGGAGCCGATGCACGTCGTCATGACGGCCCAGGTCAAGATGGTCGAGGACGAGATCAACGGCGGCGTTCGCCGATCCCCGGACGTCCAGCGCGGGGCTCAGTCGATCATCCGCGCCACACCGAACTACATCATCTACGCCGACGTCGAGGAGGACCTCGACAGCACCGGCCGCGACGACGGCCCCTCGCTGAAGCACATCGTCCGCTTCGGCACGGACCCGGAGTACGGGACCAAGGCCCGTATCCCCTACAACCTTCGCGGGAAGGTCCCGTCCGTACTAGGACGAGACCACCCCGTGACTCTGGAGAAGCTCTCCCGCTTCCTCGGAGTGGGCGGAGTCCCGGAGCGTAAGCCCGCCGCCGACAAGTCGGCCAAGTCCGACAACTGATCACCCAGTAACCCAACCTCACAGGAGAAATCACCATGGCCCTGACCTTCGACTTCACCAACTACAAGGACACCTCCACCGCCCACGTCGCCCCCGGGACCTACCACGCCGAGGTCTCCGACTTCGAGGAGACGACCTCCAAGGCCGGCAACGCTATGTTCGTCGTCTACCTGGAGATCGCTGAGGGCCCGCACGCCGGCCAGCAGATTATCGACCGCCTCCCTCAGACGGAGAAGGCGATGTTCCGCTCCGCCGCCTTCCTCCAGGCCCTTGGGGTCAAGATCGCCAAGAAGAAGATCGCCCTGAACCCGAGGAGCCTGATCGGCCGCCCGGTGGACATCGTCGTGGAGGACGGCGAGCCCTACAACGGCCGAGTTAGGTCCGAGGTGCGCGAGTATCTCCGGGCCACGAAGCCTGCCAAGGCCGAGCCCGAGGCAGACCCGATGGAGGACGAGATCGACGAGCCCGCCTCCGTGGTCGAGCCGGCCAAGCCCGCCCCGGCCGAGGAGGACTCCGTCGAGCTCGACGTGGACGCCCTGGACATCGACGACCTGGACCTCTGAGTCCACATACTGGGATGGCCCCGCTACGGCGGGGGCCTCCCCCCCTACAGAAAGGGGGGAGAAGGGCGGCACAGGGGGCGGCGGCGGGGGGGGCGCATCCGGCGCCGCATATCGCAGGTCTGGCCGAACTCGGTCACCTGGAAGATGCACGGCTCGGTCTACATGGAGGCCGGCATCCCCGACCTGCTCGTGTGCATTGAGGGACGCCTGATCTTCCTGGAGGTCAAGCACCAGAAGCCAGGAGAGTCCCGCGCCCACGCCCTGGCCCGCACATCGGTCGAGCAGGTCCGACAGATTCGCCGCGTTCGCGCCGCCGGAGGCGCCGCCTGCACCGTCCTGGACGACGATGAGGCGGAGTGGGCGGTGCGCGAGGCACTGACCGGC